ATAATTAACCAAGAGGGTCGGAGTTCTTGGGTAATTTAATAGGTTAAATAACCAAAGCCAGTTTTGCACTCCGACGCAGACTGGCTTTTTTTTATTTTATAAAATGAAATATTACCTACACGATTCTAATTCATTCAATGACGAAAAGATAACTGAATTGTATCTTGAGTATGGGTATGAAGGTCTTGGATTATTCTATACTATTTTAGAAAAACTTGCTTTACAAGAGAAGCCAATCAAGACAAAAGTTCTTAAACATCAGTTAAATATTGGCAAGAAATTAGATAAAGTTTGGGACTTTATTGAGCAAATTGATTTGATTTCTTCGAATAATGGAGAAACTTTTAACAAACAATTGCTAAACTTTAGCAAAAAGTATCAAGTTTCAAAAGAAAAAAATGCAAAACGAATTTTAGAATGGCGTGAAAATCAATCAGTTAGCGAAAATGTAACACGTTCAGAACTTGTTCGTAACGCTGATAAAGTAAAAGAAAGTAAAGTAAAGGAAAGTAAAGTAAAGTTAATAGATATAATAACTCCTCACATATTTCTTTTAGGAGATGAATACGATAATTTTTATTCTTACTGGACTGAACAAAATAAATCAGGAAAGGAAAGATGGGAGTTAGAAAAATTCTTTAATATTGAAAGAAGAATAAATACTTGGATAAATAATAAAACCAAATTTAACAACAATGGAAATACAACTGAGAAACTCGGAACAAGTGCTGCAAGAATGGAAGCACTTAGGAAGTGGTAATGCCTTAGCAATACAACAAGCACAAAGCGCTATTACTTTGCGTGTAAGGAACGAAGAAGATATAAAGCAAGCATTACGCTACTCTATGCTTTTGGTTGGCTTACGAGGAAGCAATTTGCCTACTGAAGAAGAAAAGTTTGTATTGACCAATTTTGTAAAATCTAACTTTGGCAATAATACTTGCGAGGAAATAAAATTAGCCTTTGAAATGGCAGTCGCTGGCAAGTTAAATATCGATTCTAAATGCTATGAGAATTTTTCTTGCGAATATTTTGGAAGAATTATGAATGCTTATCAAGAGTATGCAAGACAAGAAATTAAAAACCTACCTAAACCAATAGAGCCAGTGAAAGAAAAACCAAGTGACCAAGAATTAAAAAAGCAAGCAATTGACACGGCTAACGAGTATGCAAATCAGATAAGATACTGCGAGAATAACGATAAGAAATTTACTTTTATTGCTGGAGGATTATCAATCCTATTTGATTACCTGGAACAATTTAAGATTCCGACAATATCAAAAGAAGAACGAATCGAACTTTGGAATAAGTATTCTACTATTCATGATATTGAAAAACGGAAAATGCACTGCAAAACTCAAGGGTATATTAAATTTGTCAATAGTTTAGTTACATTTGATTGTCATATTGATAATGATGGAACTATTAAACCAAACGAATAATGAAAAAAGTATTAATAGCTTGTGAAGAAAGCCAAGCAGTAACCAAAGCATTTAGGAAATTAGGATTTGAATCATATAGTTGTGACATATTACCTTGTACTGGTGGACATCCTGAATGGCATATAGAAAATGATATTTTTAATGTAATAGATTATGGTTGGGATTTAATGATTGCGCATCCTCCTTGCACTTATCTTTCAGTTAGTGGTGCAAAGCACCTTTACAATAAAGATGGCAGTCCTAACGAAGAAAGATATAATAATCAAAGACAGGCTTTACTTTTTGTTAAACAATTAATGGATGCCAATATTAATCATATTGCAATTGAAAACCCAATTAGCGTAATATCGACTAAATTGTGCAAGCCTGACCAAATAGTTCAACCTTATTGGTTTGGAGATTCAGCAAGCAAAAGCACTTGTTTATGGCTTAAAAATCTTCCTAAATTAGAGCCAACTGATATGGTTGACAAAGGACAGTTTAAAGAATGGATTGGCAAGAATGGTAAAACAAAAAAACAACCGATGTGGTATTATGAAGCATTGACAAAAGCAAAAACTACTGAAGAGCGTAGAGGATTAAGAAGTAAAACATTTCAAGGCATAGCAGATGCGATGGCTAACCAATGGGGAAACTATATTTTAAACCAATAATAAAAATGAAAAGAAAACTAATTTACGGAACTGCGCTAACATTAATTTGCTATGCTTACTATTGTGCAATAAAAAATAAACAGACAATAGAAAAAAATAATGAGCCAAAGTGGGTATTCGGAATTTCCGAAGCTGAGGATATCTACACGGATACAATAGATTTACGGTTATACACAAGTCACGGTAGATTAAAATATAACGTTAAAGATAATTGACAAAAAGCATACAATTTGTAAAATATGTATAATGTTATTTATATGCAATATGGTATAAATAATTAACATATTGAATTTTTATATGAGATAAGGTATAATGAGAAACGAACACGAACATAAGCTCCAGGTTGCCATTTGTAAATGGTTAGAATGGACACAAGACTTTTACTATTATGCTATTCCAAACGGAGGTGCAAGGCATAGACTGGTTGCAATCAAATTAAAAATGGAAGGCGCTAAGGCTGGAGTTGCTGATATGTTTTGGATGGTTTCAAATAAGAAGTGGAAAGGTTTATTTGTTGAAGTCAAGATTGACAAGGGAACTCAGCAACCAAATCAAAAAGCATTTGAGCAGATAGCTATTAATCACGGATATTATTATGCGATTGTTAGGTCGATTGAGGACTGCGAGAGTTTAATTCGAAGATTTAGATTGGATGAGATTTGAAAGATAATCATCATAGTGCAGTCAATTGGATTACAATGAGAATACAACGACCTACGATTCAGTTAGTTATCGACTGCGCAACCTATCACGATTTAAATTATAGCCTTAAAATAAACCTTAATCGAATCAAAATGAATAATGGTTCATCGTACCCAGCATATCGGCAAACAAAAAAAATCAAGGATTATTTGGAATTGCACAAACTTTAATGTAAACTTTGCACATGGAAAAGATTAATTATCAAGGAGTTATAAAAGAAGAGGTCAATCATCCTGAGCATTATCAGGGGAATGGCATTGAGGTCATTGACATAATTGATGCTTTCGACCTTAATTTTAATCTTGGAAATTCAATTAAGTACATATTAAGAGCAGACAAAAAAGGATTTAAAAAGAAAGATTTGAGTAAAGCGGTTTGGTATTTAAATCGAGAACTTGAAAAGTGGAAAGGTTAATTTGGGAAGCCATTGCGGTAGGAATTATCGAAGTGGCTTTTATCGTTTATTTTATTTTTGAGATAATCAGAAAATCAAAAGAATGACCAGGTCGCAAATCATTGAGGAACTTTACAATTCAAAGGAGATTAAACAAGCCTTGATGAAAATGCACCCAGCAAATTTAAGAGAAGAACTCAAGCAAGAAATGTTTGTTAATCTTTGCTCAATAACTGAAGATAAATTTTGGTCGATTTACAATAACAACGGAAGTAACGGATTAAAGTTTTGGCTTGTCAGATGTATGCTAAATATGATTTATAGTACTGGCATGAATCAGCCATTCTTCAGACATTTTAGAGCAAAGTATGAATCAATAGATGGATTAGAAGATTTAGTGCAGATTGAGGATGAATCTAAGGAATACAAAGAAAAGCTATTTAATCGAGTGGAGGTAGCAAGGAAAGAATTAAGCTGGTATGAAGATATGCTTCTTGACACTTATGTTGAATTGAATTTTAATCAAACAGAGATTTCAAGAAAGACTGGCATTCCGTATATGTCCATTGTCAAAACGATTTCAAACATTAAAAAGAAAATAAGGGATGAAGCCTGATGAGAAAGCCAAAAGTTTGTTAGTCAATGCCCTTTATTTTTGTGGGAATAAAGCATTTGCTTTCGAATTAGCTTTGTACTTTTGTTCATTAATTCTTGAGCAGAAACTAAAGGCGGATGACCGTGCTTACTGGAGTGTAGTGCAAGATGAAATTTACCAAACAAACAAATGATAACAATAATAGCAGCCGTTTCTTTTGCAGTATTTTTTACGATGACCAATTTATATCAGTCATTCGGATTAAACTTTAAGCCGTTTAGTTGCACTCCTTGTTTAAGTACCTGGAGCGCCATCGTTTTAATTGTCGTTCCTTTGCAGTTTCAAGAATGGATTGCAATCGTATTTAGTTCAGGGATATTAGGAGCAGTCATTTTTAGATTAATAAACAAGCTATGAACGAGCAAGAGATAGCATTTATAGAAGCCAATATTATAAACTTTGAAGCAGTTGCTTTAGGGTTTACCAAAAACATTGACCGAGATATACTTGAAGAATATGCGACTTTATATCGCAAATATGTAAATAAAGATTTTAACTTCAATTCGTGGTGTGGCAGTTGTGTCTTTGATATGCTAAAAAGATTATCCGCACATTACGAAGGGATTAAGTATATTGCAAAACTCAACCAACCAAAACCAAACGATGTCCAAACTAAGAATCTGCGCAGTCGGAAGTAGACATTCAGGAGTCACTTACCATCGCCTTGCGTTACCATTGTCAGTGATGAAAAAGGAGTATTGTATTATCACGGATACAATGACCGAAGAGATGCTGATTGA